GTGAAGCTAGTCTTATAAGTGAGATAATAAGACAGGGGAGCTACCCTTTTTGCTTCATTGTAATACGCCTATAGATTTCCCTATAGATTAGACTATATCATCACCTTCACCTTTACGTGTTAAGGGCTGTGCGCTTCCACTAGACTTCTAGTGTACTCCTCCACCGAGGATAGTCGTTGAACCTTCCCATTAAGGGCTTGGCTGCTGATTAGCATAGGATGATGAATCCCTTAGCCTTCCAGCAATTCACACAGTGTTTCAACAGAAATTTCTTTCTGAGGGAGCAAGCGTTTACTCGTGATAGATAGCTGTTGCTTTTGATTTACCAATAGAAGAGATAAAAGGAGTCTCTTCTCGGGTAATCATTGAAATAAAATTTGCTAAGTCTTCACGCTGCGATACATCTGCATTGTTACGACCTGAAGTTACATCTGATTGGGCGCGTCCTGTTGATACGCCACGTCCTGCTACGATTGCCATTTTTATGGTCTCCGATATTAATAATAATTATTGATTCAGAGAACGAGATGCAAGCTGTTTTAAGAAAGCCATTTGTTCATCTTTAGAAGCATCTTCTTTAAATGCTCTAGCCTTGATCATACTTTCTTTATTTGCTTTCTTAGTTTGGGAACTCTTAACTTTTTTAACAGGGACTCTTTTAGTAACCACTTGCTTACGCTTAGCTTCACCTTTAGTAACCCCTACTTTTAATAAGCGATAGTCATTAACAAATTTAGCAACTTCTGGACTCACTAGAGATTTAATAATCTCTTCGGGAATACCTTCATTTATTGCAAATTCATTAATTTGTTTTGAAACTTCTTCATTGTAATCTGGAATCAGTTCTTGAATGTTATCATAGAACTTATTAAATTTTTCCTGTATTACTTTTTCAGAAATTTTCTTTTGCTCTGCATCTAGTGCAGTAACAATAGACTCTCGCTTATTTCGAGCGGACCAATACTCTTCTTGAGCTTCTTCTCTTTTGTCTTTTAACTCAGAGAGCTCATAAGTATCGCCACTTTCTCTAGCTTCTTTAATAGACTTTTCTATGTCATGATACTGCTTTGCTAATACTTGCTCCTCTTGATAGAGGATTGCAGCCGATGCTTGACCTAGTTTACTAATTTCTGCTAATTGTTGCTCTTTTTCTGTTTCGAGTTGTTTCCTAGCTTCACCTAGTTCTCGACCCTTGGCTGATAAAGATTGCTCAGTAGTATAACCTTTAAGTAAATCCCCAAAGGTTACAGGCGTTTCTTCTCCGTCAATTTTGACAAGAATCTTTGCCTCTAAATCTAAATCGTCTGAAGTAAATGCTTCTGAGTATTGGGTAGCGGAAGAGTCTTCTTCGGCATCCTCATCAATAGCTTCTTCTTCTTCTGTATCTTCGATTTCTTCGCTTTCTTCATTAACGACTTCTTCAGATTCTGCTGGGTCTTCTCCATCTAAATCAGTCGGATCATCCTTAGGAATCTCTCTATCGGGTAGCGATTCTTGCGTTTCCTGAATAAATTCAGAATTCGCTAAAACAGCATCCAAGAGTTCTTGTTCGGTTTGACCATTGTCGGCTGGGACAGGAATGTCATCCATAACGGGTAGAGATTCGTTTACTTTCGCCATAATTTTTTATCCTCAATTATTCTTGATAGCGGGACGACCTACCGTCCGCTTGACAGGGGCTACAGTTTCTTGAACTGAAGCTACTGGTTTCTCTTGTGAAATATTTAATACGTTCTCGTATCGTTCTTTCAAAGAGTAAAGATCTACAAGTGTACCAGAGTTTAATTTTGATTTACCTGCACTACGCATAGCATCAAACTCTAATAAATTAATCATACTCAAAACATTAGTTAATAATTTTTGATAATCGATTTGTTTAGCATTACTGACCATTTACATTACCTTCCATATACTGTATATTTTTCCCTAATGTTTCATATTCAACTAATTTTTGACGAACATCTCCTAAAGCTAAAGCTGAGTTATAAATAAACTCTCTTGTTTTAGTTTCATGTGGTTCAGTCTTTAGCCAATGGAGAAAATATGTAGTTAAAATTTCCCCATAAGCATCGTCGAAAAATTCATTACGTTCTAGTTTAGCAAATTCAGCGTTGACAAGAGCTTGTTTAGCTAATACATCAGGGTGCACTTTATTTGTAAACTTCTTTTCTGCTGCTTTCTTATACTTTTCCATGGATACCTCAGTTGTGTAACATTTTATTTTAATTACCCATCATCGCAGGGTTAATATTAGCTTCTTGCATCATTTCTCCAGGAGCCATATTAGGATCTCCCTGAAGTTGCTCTTGTGGCATAGCCTCAGGAGGAGGCGGTGGGTTCATGATATTCCCTACTAAAAGTAAAATATCTTCAAAGCTTTTAGACTTTTCTAATTGAACACCTTCCTTAGCTGCTTTAATTTGTAACTCAGACCATTGCTGGAAATGCTTATCGATAGCGATAGCCATTTGTCTAGAGTTATCATCACGGGTATTTTGAGCTTGAGAGTCAGTATAACCGACATTCGCCTTCTGTAATAATAAATCTGTTTGAGCTTTCTCTTGAAGTAATGCTTTCTCTTTCTCAGCTTCTTCTTGAGTACTTTGAATCATCTTAGCAGCTTGTTCTTTGAACTCTTCAGTAGTATAATCTATTAAATAGTCGTTAGAATCAATGCCCATAGATTCCATAATCTGGGCAGCTAATGCAACAGAAGCTTCTGCTTTAACCGCAGCACCTGCACCTGATTGCTGTAAAGACGGTAAGATTTCAGAACCAATAGAACGTAGTTTTTGAATTTTATTGGCATTTGAGTTTTCCCCAATATCAATAAATACTTCGCACTCTAAGTTATGTGGTAATTCTGAAGGAACTATTTCAGAGAAAACATTGTTTAAATTAAAACTAACTTTCTCATTCATATTCTTACGCATGGCCTTATAAATACCATTACACAATCTTTTAAAGCCTGTTTCAGCAAAGCGTTTAGCAATATGCTGAATACGCTTTTGAGAAGCACTTTGAACAGATTGAAGTTTAGCTTCACTATTACCTGAAACATAAAGAGCATCATTAAGGCCTTGGGCAGCCTTAGACATACCTGTACCTTGTTCTTTAATAGTTTGTAAATACTCTAATAAAGGAACTGTACCTGTACTAATAGTCTCTGGTTGTAAAGATTGTACTGCACCAACAGGACTTCCATTAGTAGGAATGATTTGCTTAGGCTTTATATTTTGTAAAGCAGAAAAATCTACGACATTTGGATCTGCTAACTTAGGACTATAATTAGTAAGATAAGTATTTTCTACAAATCCCCTTAGAATAGCAGTTGCAGCTAAAGTAGAAGAACGAGTAAAGTCTGCAATAGATAATCCGTAGAATTCAAAAGGAATTGATACAGGAGACAAAGATGCTAAAGGAATCATATCTACGTCTTTTTCGACAATAATACGACTACCTGCAATAATGAATTGCTTTAACTCTGCAATCCCATCTCCGTCTCTATCTACTTTTAACCAACATTCTTTAAGTGTTAATTCTTGGTTAGCCTCTAAACCTATATCGCCACTAATGTTATTATAGTTTTGAGATGTAGCTTCTTTACGAGTAGCTTGGTCTTGGTTAAATCGACCAGTAACATACTCATCTGCACTTAATTGGTTCCAATCATCTTCGTCAAAATCTTTTACTTCTTCAGAGAAATTCTTTCTAAGATCAGATCTAGTAGTAAGAGTTTCAATACTTACAATATCAGCATCTTCGAATGATTTAGCATCTTGAGAGATTCTAAAATTCTCTGGTGGAATTAATTCAATTTTAACTCTACACTTATTTACTTTACGTCTTAATCTAACATTAACGTAAGACATCATAGCCATACCATCAGCTAACATATCATCGTTTAACTCTAAGTCTCCAACAATTTCAATATTGTCTTCAGACAAAAGAGTATCTAAACGAGTTTGAGTAATACTTTCATACTCTTCAAATTCGTAGTCATATTCGTCTACATAATCCCAGCGGATAATTCCATTCTTCCAAAGAAGAGCAGCTTTAATCCAATCTTCAATTATTTCCCAACCATTATTTTGTTTAAAAATACAATAGTTAACAATAGAAGATGCATTACGAGAAGCTTGAAATGCCCCTGGGGTATCATTAAATGGAACAAATCTAGCTAATCTTTGGTTACTTAAAAACAAGTCTGATAGGATAGCAGTATAGGCTTCAATATTTTCTGTAGTAGATGTATCAACAATAGAAGAAACACCTTGAGGAGCTAAATGCCCCCTAGGGATTCCTGCATATTCAAAGGTTGACTTTTCTCTTTCTAAAGATAATTCAGAAGAATTTAACCAATCACTAGTAGAATTAGAAATACCAGACTCAACAATAGCAATCAGCTGTTCATCAGTAACAGCTTCCATGTACCCTGTTGGCATTACTTATATCCCTCTTTTGTAGGAATCTTTTTAGCATTTTCTAAATCTTTAGATGTATAAGAACCTGGTTTTTTATTTTTGTCCTTACACTTTTTATCTTTCTTTTTAGTGGTGTTATTTACTTGCTCATTATATCTCATAATATCTTCTCTCTATCAAACTAAAATTAGGTGGTAGGTTCTATACCCTTGCCTACCGTCAAGCTGAGGAATTGGTATAAATTCACTCTGTATTTTTCTTAGAGCTCACTTCTAATCGTGCTAATTCTACCTGGAATTCTTCATCAGATAGATCTTTAAGGTCAATGTTTGCAGTCACTACTTGTTGTGCTGCTAACTTAGGAGTTTCATACTGAGCGATTTTCTCAGCATATAGACCAGCAAGCTCGAAATCCTCATCATGAAAAGCTTTTTTCATAAGAAATCTCATTACATCTAGGCCTCTAATTCGATCAAGGCCATCTTCATCTGCAAGAGTTAATCCTGCTTTATCAAAATCTTTCCAAAATTCTTTTAAAGTTTGAATACGTTCTTTATTACGTCTTCTAGCTTCTGTTGATTTCTTTTGTAATTCTTTTGCTCTCTCAGAAGAACGAATTAATTTTAAATTATCGCCCCCAGGGTGCGCCTTAGCTCTTTTCTCTGCTTCAGCGAACTTAGCTTCTTCTTCTGCTTTATCCATCTGTTTTTCCTGATTTGTTTCTATAGCCATTGAGTATTATCTTCTTGAATTAAACTAGCTGATCTGTCTCTCCAAGAAATATTATTATTAGTTAATCTATCACTATGGGTTCTTAATACTTCCATAGCAATAGCTATAGCCATAATAGTATCATCATGAGTACCTTGGATAGCTTGCATTTTATTATTATCCATAGATATATAATCTTTCAGTTCTTGAACAACAATATCTGAAGAAATTTGAATATCCATATCTTCGATTAATCTTTTTAGATAACCGATAATCCGTGGTTTAGATGCTGAAGTAGTTCTAAATCCTAATCTAGTAGTATCTTTAGTCTGCATAGCAGCTACTTTAGTTTCATAGTATAAATTTAAATAAGACATTTGAATTAATCTATCTAATGTTGTATTTCCTATACTATTCGACTCAACAGCTAATAATGCATTATTAAAATATCTTCCTAAATAAAATAAAACATCTCCAAAAGTACCTGGATCCATTAGGTTAGTTCTATATAACGCACATAATTCTCTTTGAGGATTAAAGACAGCAGCTACACTGTAGTCTTGGTTAGTACCTAAAGCTACATCAGCTGCTATTACATATTTCTCATCAAAAGAAGGGGGTATCCAAACATCTAATTCCCCTTCTCTATTGTCTTCCCAAGTACCAAAAGCATCATTAAACCTTAATCTCTTTTTAGGGACTTCAGTTAGGATATCATTAACTATAGCCATATTAAAGACATTAGAACCTGAGACAATAAATGCTTCATCAGGATTTATAGGGTACTCTTGTTGAAACTTTCTAGAGTTGGTTTCCCCTATCTTAATTCGTCTCCAATTAAGCTGTTCATAGTCAAGACCATATTCTTCAATTAACTTTTCTTCTTCTTCCGTAGGAATAAATCCTTTAGAAACAGGACTTCTATATTCTTCAGTTAAATACCAAGGAATAAAAATAGGGATATATTCATTTTCCCCATTGATAGCCCCTCTCCATAATCTATGGAATTCCCCTGTAGCACCGTTAGCAGTACTTTCTAATATAACTTCAGTACCGCTTGCTTGAGAGATACCTTGGAATAAACCAGATAATATTTTCTCATCATGTTGCCAAAAGGCAATCTCAGACAAATGAGCTATAGTAGGGGTAGTCCCTCTACCTGCTTCAGGTGAACCAGCAGTGTATAATCTGTAAGAACCAGTAGCTTCTTTATCAGTATATATTGGGCTTTTTAAAATAATTTCTTTAGCATTACTTCTTCTTTCTTCTGGTCTCATATTAGAGTCCATATTACGAATTAAATCTTTAGACATCGTAAATAGGTTATCAGAAGTAGAAGTATCATGAGCCATTACAACAGATCTGGTATACTGATTAAAATAAGTTTTCCAAAATACTCTTCCTACTGCATAAGTAGAAATACCTTGTTGTCTAGCCTTTAAAATAATAGCTCTTACTTTACCCTTAGATGCTAACTGTTCTTCTAATTTCTCATGTATAACTCTCTGAGGATCATTAAATTCAAAATTAACAAACCCCTTACTAGAATCCTTAGTAATAATCTTAATATGTTCTTTAGCAAATCTAGCAAAGTCATTTCGATATTCTTCTATGGAATCTCTTCTCTTCTTTTCTTTGAGTATCTCAATCTTTTGTCGATTACTTAAAGCCATTTAAATTATCCTCTCTAGCTTTATAATTTCCTTTACTATGCTACTAAATACATGATATCATACGTAAATTTTTTAAAAATAATTTTTTATATTTCCCTTATAAATCAATAGGTTACTTAGGTACCCCCTTGCCTTGATATACTTATGGGGTAGTGTGGATATTTTTAAAAAAAATTTTTTTTTTTTTAGGAATACTCTCTGTGCGTTTT